CGGTTATCAACACTGAGCCCCAGCCCACCAGCTGGGGCTTTTTCATGACTACTGCGCTACAGTAAAGCGATAACCCAAACAGGTTTATGGCTTCTTCTATTCCCGTCCGTGCAATTGATCGGCTGCGTAAAGCCGCCAACTTGGAACCCACCAAAAAGCTGGTGGAACTCAGCGATGGCAGCACTTTTGAGATGTGGGTGGCACCACTGACCATGGCTGAGCGTGAACGCGCCCAGAAAAACGCCAAATCTGATGACGCCAACGCCTTTGCCCTTCAACTTCTGATCCAGAAAGCCTGCGACGAAAACGGCGCCAAGCTATTCAGCACTGGCGAAATCGACGTTCTCAAAAACGAAGTCAAGGACAAAGACCTCCAGTCCCTGATGCTGGCGATTTTGACTGACGACAGCGAGCCCATCGACCCAAAATCCTGAGCACCGAACTGCGTAAGGACACATGGCTCATGCTCCAATTTGGCGTCGCCAAAGAGCTGGGCCTAACCCTTTCCCAAGTTCGGTCCACCATGACCGCCGAAGAACTCCTCGGCTGGAGCGCCTACTTCGTCATCCTCAACGAGGACCAGGAAAAGGCTATTGAAGATGCAAAACGCCGCCGCTAGCCACGGCGGCTTTTTATTGCGTAGACTATTGGAACGGAAGCTACATGGTCGATGGCTGATTACGACGCCAAGATACGCATAAGTGCTGATACCAAGGCAGTTGAATCTCAGCTGATTCAACTTGAACGTAGGATAAAAAATTTACAAGCGCCTGATGTAAAAGGTATTCGTAATATTGGAGAAGCTTTTGTACCGCAACAAGCTTTAGGTAAATTAGAAAAAGGTTTAAGTGCCATTGTTAATAGGGCAAACACGGCTGAAAAGGTATTTGCACGTCTAGTCGAGGGTGTTGGAACTTTAAGTATTGCAGGCGCAGGACTTGAAGGTTTAAATACTGCGTTAAAAAATGTTGCGTCCTATACAGGAAATACGGCTGCTAATTTTTCGGGTGCCGCTAGAAAAATTGATGAATTTGCAGCATCTGGTGATGCTTTACGTACAACATTTGCTCAGTTAAACAATTTACTTGTTGATGTTGGCCGTGGAGTAGAGCGCGTTGTTGTCCCTGGCTTTGCAGCATTGGATGATACAGCACAAGCTGCAGCTAGTCAAGCTAATAAACTGCAGTTTGCAATGCAGCAGTTCCTGGATTCCACGGAAGGAATCCGCACTGCCGTAAGTCAGCTTGGCACTTTAGATGGAGCAGCAGGTGCAGCTACAGCAGCACTTGCTGCTTTAGCTGTTGTAGCAGAAACCCAACTAACTGATGCTTTATATGAAGTAGATACTGTAGGTGGTGTAGCACTTAAACAACTTGCAGATGATGCAGCAAAGGGTGTAAGTGAATTACAACGCCTTATTAAAGCTACTCAAGGAACAGTAGACCAATATGAAAAACTTTTAAATATAGGCAGAGAAAGACTACGTATTGTAAGTGCAGACTCAGATGAAGCACGTCGTGCTGCTAACACAATTACACGCGCCCAGCAGCTTCTTAACGCAGAACTGGAGCAGCAAAATGATTTACTGCGTGAAGCACAAGGTCTGCGTCGTCAATCCGTAGAAAATCGCGCTACTAATACTTACAACGTAACTCAACGTGGTAAAGAAAATGAACGCATCAGACGTAATGAAATGGCTGCTGTTTACGAGTCGATAGCCAGCATTTCACAACAACCTACAGATTATACACGCGCCCTCGGTTTGGACGTAGCAGATGACAAGTTACGTCGGTTTAATGCCGAAATGGATATGGTGCAAGAAGCTCTCGGGCGTATGGAAGCTAGCGGAGCTCGCAATCCTTTTGGCATAACAGCACAACAAATTGAAATTGCCGATTACAACGCCAAAAAGTTTGCTAGCGATATTGATTTGGTAAATACACAACTAAACGAACTGGTACAAGTTAACCAAGCGCTAGGGCGCATGGAAAGTCAACCGCGAAATATTTTTGGTATTGAATTAGATCAAGTAGAAGAAGTATATAACATGCGCGTCAAAGAAGAAGCCGCATATGAAGATTTAAGACTCGATACTATTCGACGTTCTATTGATGCCGAACTAGATGGCATTGACGTTGTTTTCAAGGCCAGAAATAAAGCCAATACGGCAGCCCTAAAAGATTTTGACAAGCGTCTTCAGGAAAGACAAGAAACTAAAAAGGGACGTCAAAGAACAATTGAGAATGTAGCCATTGGCGGAGCTTTCCCACTCCTATTTGGAGGTGGCCCTGGTGCTGTACTGGGTGGCGCAGCAGGTGGCCTTATTCCAGGTAATCCAATAATTTCCGTGGTTACAAGCGCCATTGGTACGGTATTCGATCAGTTTGTAACCAGTGTTAAAGCAACTGCTGCCGCTCTAAGTAATCTAACTGGTAATTTTGAAGCTTTAAAGCAAGCTAATATTTTTGCGTCTAAAGCTCAAGAATATAACATCCAAAAACTTATTGAAAATGGGCGTATTGTTGAAGCTAATGCGGCAATACAGGCTAGATTAGCTAACATTGTAGGCAATGAAGGTTTACGTAATTTTGCCGCGTTAGAAGACGCAAACCAAGAACTATTACGCTCTTTTGGTGCATTAACTACGCAACTACAGTCGTTTATTGCAGGTCCGCTTGCTGCATTTCTTAAAGAATTAAGTAAATACGTAAAGCCTATTACCGCTGGTACAGAAGCAGATGTAACACAACAAAATTTACCTGCCGATAAACAATCTGAATTTTTTAACAAACGAGCAAATATAATTCTACCTGGCGTACTAAACGGTTTAGTAACTGGCAATTTTAGTAATATTGATAAACAATTAGAGCAGTTAAATACCGAGTATCAAACTAAAGTTATAAAACCTAGGCAAAAACTTAGTCAGGCTGAACGTGAGACTGTACTTAAAAATAATCAAGAGTTATATGTAACTCTTGCTGAAGCAGAACGTGCCCAACAGAATACTAAACGTCAAAATGCTGAGCAGTATTTTGATCTTGTTTTATCACTTCAGCGCCAACAAGCTGATTTGACTGCGCAGTATGAACGTAAGGCGCAAGATCTGCGAATTGCTAACCAGCAAAAACAGCTAGATCTCGTCAAAGAAAAAGGCAATCTTGAAATTCAACAAGCTCAAAATCAAGCAACCCGCACTCAGATTGCACTGGGTGGTGGTACGGGACTTACTGCAGAGATCACAGCTGCGTTAGATAAGTACAGCATTGAAATAAAACGTATTAACGGTGAAGCTGCAAATGCTCAAGAGCAAGCAAAGTTAGACCTTATCCGTCTAGATATAGATAATGAACGCTTTAAATTAGATAACGCTAAAACTATTGCTCGTACAAATTACGATAACCAATTAAAAATTCAACGTATTAACGATAATATTGCACGTCAAAATGCAGAACTTAACCGTAAAAATTATGAACAGAGTATCCAAGTTGCAGCTGTAGAACTAAGTAAAGTTAGAGCTGATGCACAAGCAAATAAAGCTATTGCCGAAGCAAATTTACAGAGTGCCAATATTTCTAAAGATCAACAAACTTACTGGACTTCAATACTTAACGGCTTTAAAGTTGTACTTAATGAAACTGAAAAAGCTAGCACACAAATTGCATTAGGTTTTATTAAACCGAGTCCGCTACCCAGTATTGCAGCTGCTCCGGCCTTGATGCAACCTTCTACAACTGGTATTGACGCCGAAACTAACGCAGTTAAAAAATTAACCGAACAATTTAATGCTCTTGCGCAAGCTCGCAAAAAAGTAAGTACAGAAGAAGCTGCCCTAGCGCTTACTCAAACAGTGCTTCAATCCGTAACACAATTTCAAGCACAGACTAAAGCTATTAACGATGAAATTGCAGTGCGTAAATTACGCAATCGTTTAGCTTTAGAAGGTGTAGCACCTGAAATTATCGAAGGAGAAGTCCGTGTATTTGAACTTACTCGTCAAATAAGCGAAACAACTAAAGCTCTTGATGGAGCACTGGAAAAACTACTACCTGCAAGACTGCAGAATACAAATGAGTCGTATGCTGCAGCTGTTGCATATTTGGCAGAACTTGAAGTTCTTGGTCAACTCACTCCTGAACAAGAAAAATTACGTGCAAAACTGCAAGAAATTTTGGATTTGCGTAAAGCACTTCAAGACGCTACCCCTGAAGCTGTAAAAGGTGCACGAGTAGCGGCAGCTAACCAAGTTGAAACTCCTGTTCAAAAAATCAACAGTCGTATTGGAGATCTTAAAAAAGAAATTGCAGAACTTACTAATCTTGGAAACAATGCCGTCGAAGTTGCTGATGGTATTGGCAACGCATTTGGAAATGCTTTCAAGAGTTTGATTGATGGCAGCCAAAGTGCTCAACAAGCCCTGGCTGGCTTCTTCCAAAGCGTTGCCAGCTCGTTCTTGGATGCGGCTGCAAAAATTATTGCAGAGTGGATTAAATTAACAATTCTCAACTCTATATTGCAGATATTTCCTGGTGGCGGTGGCAGTGCTGTTGCCAAGTCATTTTCACTACCAAATGCTGCTTTTATTCCAAGCGGTGGCTTTGCTTTCCCTACCCCCCGAGCAACAGGAGGTCCCGTATCTGCTGGAACTCCCTATATGGTGGGTGAGAAAGGCCCCGAACTATTCCTGCCTCGCAACAGCGGCACAATCATTCCCAACAACGCCATGATGGGTGGATCAACCAGCGTCGTGGTTAATGTTGACGCCAGCGGAAACGCTAATGTCCAAGGCGACCAAGCCCAGGGCAAACAGCTGGGCCTTGTCGTTTCCGCCGCCGTACAGGCAGAATTGGTGAAACAACAACGCCCCGGTGGCCTCCTGTACTCACGCTGATGGCTTACTACTACGGCTACCAAGGCTCTGTAAAATTTAACAGTACAGGTGGTGCTGCTGCCACGATCGTAAAAGTCACCGACTGGACAATCACCGTCGAGAAGCAGATCTACGAAGTCACCCAGGTCAACGACCTTTACTCCAAAAAAGCAGGCGGCCTAATCTCAGGCACTGGAACAGTCAACCTGATTTACACCGGAGACAACAACAGCTTTATCGAGGCTGTAAACACCTCATCCGATTCAGGCTTGGCGTTATTTGAGCTGTACCTGTCAGAAGCCGATACAAAGCGCATTACGTTTAATGGGATCATCACGCGAGCGACCTACAGTGCAAACAAGGACGAGATCGCCACGATGAGCTGCGATTTTGCAACCAACGGCACCATCACGCTGGATCTGTAATGGCTACGTTTCCTGCCATCGCTCCGACGTATGGGGCCCAAAAAGCAAGCCAACCAAAAGTTCGGCAAGTCCAGTTCGGGGACGGTTATTCCCAACGAATTTCGTTCGGCTTGAATCAGAACCCCAAGCAATGGAGTCTTACCTGGGAAGTTACTGAAACTGACGCCGACACAATTGAAACATTCCTTGACGCTCGTGCAGTAGATGGAGATTCGTTCACATGGACACCACCGGATAGCGCCACAAGTTATAAGTGGATCTGTTATCAGTGGAATAAAACAATTCCTTATTACAACCGCGCAACCATTACAGCAACTTTTACGCAGGTATTTGAGCCATGACTGTACCAGTTTCAGAACTTCAGAGCATATCTCCAAGTGCAATTATTGAACTTTTTAAGCTGGATCTGAATGTTGCTCAGCATGGTGTCGCTACAACCTATAGATTCCACGCTGGCGCCAACTTAAACGCCAATACGGATGTGGTTTGGGCTGGCAATAGTTACCAGCGCCTACCTATTGAAGCCGATGGCTTTTCCTATCAAGGCAAAGGTCAGTTTCCACGTCCCACGCTACGTGTCAGCAACATCTTCGGAACTCTGAGCACGTTGATTGCAACACTTCCAAGCGGCCTAGAAGGTGCACGAGTAACTCGTATTCGTACACTTGCTCGCTATCTGGACGCAGTTAATTTTCCTGGCGGCGTGAATCCGTATGGGACACCCGACCCTACAGCCGCTTTACCGGAAGAAATCTACTCAATAGATAGAAAAACAACTGAAAATAGAGACATCATTGAGTTTGAACTTGCTGCATCCTTAGATTTGCAAAATGTACTGGCGCCAAAACGTCAAACAATTGCAAACATTTGCCAGTGGCGCTACCGACGTTGGGACGCAACAACCAGCAGTTTTGATTACACCAACGTCGATTGCCCTTACACGAAGACTGCTTACTTCAAAGCTGATGGAACTCCAACAAACACTGCCTCTGAAGATGTATGCGGTAAGCGCCTCACCAGCTGCAAATTGCGTTTTGATCAGGCCTTTGTAACTGGATTAGTCACGGCTGGCAGCACAACACTTGGTAGCTTGAGCACAACTGAGTTGTATCGCATCAATGTCGGTGATTCGATCAAAGGTTTTGGCTTGCCTGCTGGTACAACAGTTGCTGCCAAATCAGTGAGTTCCATTACGTTATCCCAAGCATCTACTGGTACCACATCTGTCACAACTACTGGCACAAGAAGCACGCTTGGCACTTACATCACAGTTACAACCGTGACGGGTATATCACCAGGCATGACTGTCTCTGGCACACAAATCCCAGCCGGAACCAAGGTCAGTTCAGTTGATACAGTCGGCAAAATTGTGTACTTAAACATTGCAGCTAATCCTTTGATCTGGTCATTTGGCAGCCTTTTAAGCGGCACGATGAAACGAGTTGGTTCAAATGATTACGTTTACCTCGGCAGCACTTCTGGACTTGTAGTTGGACAGTATGTAGATGGTGGCAACGTCTATCAAAATACAACTGTCACAACCGTCGATACTTTGAATAATCGCGTCCTACTAAGCAAACTTCAAGCCATTGAAGTAGGACTCGATATGGCAGTTACAGTCCGTTTTGGCAGCTTGATTACAGCTACTAGCGCAACTTACACGTTTTCTGCTAGTGATAGTTACACAATTCGCCCAGATGCAACTATTCCATTTGGGTCGTTCCCAGCAGTTGGTTCCATCCGATGACCAAGTGGCGCATCGCAGCTCTTGAGCACGCACAGACCGAAGTGCCGCATGAATCTGTCGGACTGGTTGTCATTGTTAAAGGCCGGAAACGTTACTGGCCATGCAAAAACATTTCCGCATCCAAAGCACAAAATTTCATTCTTGACCCAGAGGACTGGAACCGTGCTGAAGAAGCTGGTGAAATCGTTGGGATTGTGCACAGCCATCCCAACATGTCACCAGAACCAAGCCAGGCTGATCGCATCTCCTGCGAACATTCCGGCTTGCCTTGGTACATCGTCAATCCGCAAACGACCTGCTGGGCCGAATGCAAGCCAAGTGGTTACAAAGCCCCATTGATCGGCAGGCAATGGGTTTGGGCAGTTACAGACTGTTGGACACTGGCGCGGGAATGGTATCAAGAAACGTGGGGACTTGAACTGTGCGACTGGCCACGGCCAGCAACACCAGAAGAATTTAATGCCGCACCAACGTTTGACAGCAGCTGGGCCGCAACTGGATTCCGAGAACTGACTACCGACGAGCAGCTACAGGAAGGCGATCTATTGCTGATGTGCCTAGGCGGTAACGGCCTGGACCACTGTGGCGTGTACCTAGGTGATCAACTGGTTTTACAGCACATCCAAGGACGTTTATCCAGTCGTGACCTTTATGGTGGATATTGGATACAATGCACAGGTAGGAGGCTGCGCCATGCTTCGCGAGATTAGGCTCTATGGCGCTTTGGCCAAGTTCATCGGCAAAAGGGTGCTGCGTGCTGACGTAGCCAGCGCCGCTGAAGCTGTTCGATTCCTAGTAACGAACTGGCCAGAAGTTGAAAAACATATGGCTGATAAACATTACAAAGTAAGTGTTGGTGAATACGAACTACCACTAAAAGAAATTCACGCACCAGTCGGCCAACAAGTCATCAAAATTACTCCCGTTGTTTCTGGAGCTGGCGGATCGGCTGGTCAGATTATTCTTGGCATTGGTTTGATTGCACTATCATTTGCATTTCCGGGATCTGGTGTTTTTGCTGGGTTTAATGCTGCTGGCGCAGCTGGAACAACAGCTGGAACATTAACTTCTATCGGCAACGCAATCAGTCTTATCGGCGCAAGTTTGGTGTTGGGTGGTGTTGCTGGTTTGATTGCACCTGTCCCAAAAATTGACGCAGAGTCTGGAGACCCTCGCAAATCATTTTCTTTCTCAGGTATTCAAAACACTAGCCGACAAAATCTTGCCGTTCCAATTATTTACGGCGAGACCGTCGTTGGCTCGATCATCGCATCTGCTTCCATCGACGTTGTTCAAGTGAAGGCATAACCATGGCTGATCAACTTATTCGTGGCGCTGGCGGACCTGGCGCACCAAGTGAAGCCAAGGACACCCTGGACTCTCAGGGTTATTTGCGAGTTGTTGACATTCTTGGAGAAGGTGAAATCCAAGGTTTTTCAACTCCGGAAAAGAATGGCATCAGCAAAACCAGTCCAGCCTATCTAATTGAAGGTTACAAAGATATTTATGTTGAAAACACTCCGGTTCTGCGCTCATCTGCCGTCATTAAATCTGGGACGTACACACAAACCAGTACAACAATCACCGTTAATTGTACAGCACATGGTTATCTAACTGGCAAAGAGGTTCGACTGTTTCCTACCTCTGGCCTGGCCACCGTTGATAATTACAAAATTACTTCGACTACTACTAACTCTTTTACATGTGCATCCAAAAACAATAACGTAACGTCTGGTTCCTTAGCCATTGCTACTCCTGGTGACTTCAATTTCACAAAGTTTGAAGTTGCAGCTCTGTACGGAACACCAACTCAGACACTGCCCAGCGGATTTAATGCCGTCGAATCAGAATTTTCTGTCAACACCAAAGTTGAATTTGATGTGCCAATCGTAAGAACAATTACCAATACCGATATTACTGCTGTTCGCGTAACCATCAATATCCCAGCACTCCAGAGAACTCAAAGTGACGGAGATATTGTTGGCACAAAGTTAGACCTTGCTATTGATATATCGGAAAATGGTGGTGGATTTGTGACTGCTATTCAGGATACGATTAAAGGTCGCAGCCGAGACCTTTATCAAAAAGATTATGAAGTATCACTAATTGGAAGATCATTCCCTATTGATGTTCGCGTTCGGCGTATTACAGCTGATAGTACCAGTAGCAAACTCAATAATGAATTTCTATGGTTTAGCTACACAGAAGTCAACTATGTCCGGCTTACATATCCGAATACAGCTTTAATCGCTGGTAGGTTTGCTGCAGAGCAGTTCAGCAACATCCCAACTCGCTCGTATCGGATTCGTGGCCGTAAGGTAGCAATCCCATCCAACGCAACCGTTGAGCTTTCGAGTGGCCGTTTGATTTACGCTGGCACTTGGGACGGCACCTTTCAAGCCGCACAGTGGACAACTGATCCAGCCTGGTGCTTGTGGAACCTACTTACCGATTACCGCGCTGGTTTTGGCGACCACCTGGATCCTGCTGTATTAGATAAATGGGCTTTTTATTCTTCCTCTCAATACACTAACGAACTTGTAAAAACTGGTTTTAAAGACAATAGTGGTAATGATATTTACGAACCTCGCTTCTCCTGCAATGTAAACATCCAAACCAGAGAGGAAGCATACAAACTGATCTCTGATTTGGCATCCGTATTTAGGGTGATGCCTTACTGGAGCGCAGGAGCACTAACAGTTTCTGCTGATAAGCCACGAGATGCAACCTTCCTATTTAATTTAAGCAACGTTTCTGAAGCAGGGTTTACTTACCAAAGTAGCAGTCAAAAAGTACGGCCCAATGTTGCAGTAGTTTCATATCTAGATCTTAATACGAGGGATTTGGCTTTTGAACAAGTTGAAGATGCAGATGAAATTGCTAAATACGGAATGGTGACAACCGAGGTATCTGCTTTTGCCTGCACCTCCCAAAGCCAAGCCAATAGGATCGGTCGCTGGATTCTGTACTCGGAAAAATATGAATCGGAAACGATTAGTTTTACGACTTCTATTGACAGTGGTGTAATTGTTCGCCCAGGTCAGGTTATTGCTGTATCTGATCCCGTGAGAGCTGGATCACGCCGTGGTGGTCGTATCTCCAGCGCAACAACCACTGTCATTACAGTTGACGATGCAACAGGATTGACGGTTGCCAGCACGCCTACTCTTTCGGTTATTCTTCCCGATGGAACAACTCAAACAAAAAGTGTTTCCACTATTGTCGGCAATAACATTACTGTAGCTTCCGCATTTACAGTTGCGCCCAATCCCAACAGTATTTGGATTTTTGAAACTACTACTCTGCAGACATCTTTGTGGCGTGTTATTAGCCTTGAGGAGCAGGATGGTTCAAACTATATCGTTAATGCACTTTCATATGATCCAAGCAAATACGACTACATCGAAGCTGGCGAGGCACTGGAGCCTCGTGATACCACGGATCTTACGCTTATAGTTGATCCACCGGATTCGATTATTTATACAGAAGCTCTCTATCTGTACCAAGCGCAGGTACGGGCAAAAATTATTCTATCTTGGCCATCCGTAACAAACGTTGCTGAATACAAAGTCCGATATCGAAAAGATCTTGGCAACTGGCAATCAGCGATTACTACAGCCCCAGACTACGAAATCCTTGACATTACTCCTGGAGACTTTGACGTAGAAGTCTACAGTCTTAACTCTGTCGAAAAACCATCTACCACAGCGGCAAAACTCAGTCTTACTGCATTGGGCAAAACCGCTCCGCCTAGCGGCGTTGTGAATTTTAATTATACAACCGATCCAAATCTTGGTGTATTGCTTACTTGGGATAATGTTACCGACATTGATCTAGATCGCTATGAAATTCGCCGTGGTACAAACTGGGGCACAGCAACGCTGATCACCCAAGTAAAAGCTACTACATACAAACTCGGTTATATGGATAATGGAACCTATACCTATTTAATCAAAGCTATAGATAGTTCCGGTGTTTATAGCACAAACGCAGCCACCATTGCAGTTACTATTGCTGGTGCAAATCTTGCAACTATAAGCAATACCATTGAGGCCGGTAATCTAGTTCTCACCTGGACGGTGCCAACTATTGCCACCTACGCCATTGATTACTACCGCATTACATATGGAAACGTTTACGCGTCTAGCACAGAGATTGCAAAAATAAAAAGCACCATGATGATGGTGCCTATTAACTGGATAGGATCGCGCACATTTTGGGTTGTGCCGATTGACATGGCCGGTAAATTTAGTAATCCACCCAACAGTCAAGTTGTAACCATAACTGGTGCTGCAGCGCCCACAATTACAACAGCAGTTGGCGGAAATACTGCAACTCTCACATGGACCGCAGTAGCTGGAACAGTTCCTACTGCTGGCTATGAGATCCGTCAGGGCACAACTTTTGCAACTGCAACTGTACTTGCCAATATCACAGGCACCAGTTACACACTCAAAGCCACCTGGAGCGGCAACCAGACATTCTGGGTAGTTGCTAGGGATATAAATGGAAACTATGGAACGCAGGCATCAGCTGTAATCACTGTAAATCTTGCATCGGCACCAACGCTTACTTCAT